ATAAGTTAATTGAAAACCTTAAAAAATGGGGTAAGTATCCTCAACTAAATCAGACGGATAAGTCTGGTGGTGCATATAATGCTGAAGCATACCAGAAGTGGTTGGTAGAAGAGTTCCTTGAGAAACCTTTCCGCGAAGAAGTAGATAAGAAAATTGAAGAGGCTGCTATACAGTCTAGACTAAAAGAATTAGACGAAACAAGAAAAGAAATTAAAGAAGCAGAAACAAAAGAAGAAGTTGCTGCTATCATTGAAGACAAGGTAGAAGTATTAGAAGCAATTAAGGAAGATATAAATCCTCCTCGTGATGAGTATCAAAAACCAGCTGATCCTTGGGAAGGTAGTTATACTACAGGCAAATCAGATCCTCCTAAAGCAACAGGAAAAAAAACAAAAAAGAAGGGAGCACCTAAAGGTAGCGGCAAAACAACCAAGAAAAAGAAAAAATCACCACCTTCTGGAGGGTCAAGTCCTGGCGGTCCACCACCACCAGATCCTCCATCACCAAAAAAACCTTTCATGTCTAAGTTTGGTGTTGGTAAATCAGTTTCTAAGGTTAAATCTTCTCTTAAAGGCGGTAAAAAATCTGCTGGTGGATTAGAATCTTCTTCTATTGGTAGTAGCACTGGGGGTCCGATTGCTGCTGGGACTGGAGTGTCGATATTATCATTTGGATCTTTAATTGGTAAAAAAATTAATAATGCTTTTGAAAATGCCAAAGAAGAAAAAGAAAGAGCACAGCAAGCAGAAGCAGCTGGTGCTGAAGTGCCAGAAGAAGCAAAGCAAAAAGGATATTTTGTTAAAAAAGCACTAGGATATGAATTTGGTGGTAGAGCATTTGATACTACTTTCGGGGCATTTGTATCATCAATGCCATCAAAACAATCTTCTGGTGGTGCTAGATTTTCGGATCAATTTGATTATGGCGAAAATGATCCTAAAAATAAAGGCAAAGATAAAAGCGTCCCACAAATCCTTGCAAAAGGATTTAAGGATGTATCTAAAGCATTTTCTAAAATATCCGATAGATTAACTACACAGAATAATTTACTGAAATCAGTTTTAGATCAGAGTGTAATTAATGGAGAATTACTTGAAAAGATTAAAGAATCTATTTCTGCATTAAGTGCATTAGAAATGCAATCAGATGAAGAAGATTCTCAAAATACGCAAGACGAATCTGCCGATATTCAAGAATCTGATGAAGAAGCGCAACCAGACGAAAATGGATTGGATATTCTTGGTCTTCTTGGTGGAATTGATGATGCATTGGATATAGCAAAACATCTTAAAGGAAAAGGAAAGAAAACAAAGAGAAGACCTGGAGTAAAACGAAGATATGCTAGAAAAAGATTTGGCAGGATGTTTGGCAGAAGAAGAGTCAAACTTGCAGCTGGTGGCACTACAATGGGTGCTGTGCCTGCTATGTTGGGTGAGGCTGGTCCTGAATTAGTAACAAATCGTTTTGCTGGACCTAGTGCTTTTGGTGTTGGTGGAATGAAAGGCGGTCAATATTTGGGATTAGCACAACCATTAGCAACAGCAATGGAAATGCCAATCAAAGCTAGTGGTGGAATTATGTTAGCAAATATGAGCGGATTTTTGCGATCATCTGGTCCTATGGGTGGAGTTTTAGCACCTATGTTTGCTACATTTGCTATGCCAATGTCTAGTATATTTGGTATGAGTCGATCTATGATTAACTCTACCATATTTGGTAGTGTCTCTTCAATGCAGGATTCGGCGGATTACATAACAGACATTTTTAAAAATGTCTTTAAAGTTTTAAATTTAAAATCTCTGTTTAGTGGCGGAGGTGATGATGGTGGCGATGGTGGTGGTAGTCCTCCTGGTCCTCCTGGTCCTGGTAAAGTAATACAGGGCGGCGATGCTGATTTCTGGACACTTGCTGCTGCTGCATCTTTAGAAGGAATAACGCCACAGGGAGAAGCAGATGTAGCTCAAGCAGTATACAATAGGGTTGCTTCTGGTGCTTATAGTGTTAAAACTATTAAAGATGCTCTTCTTTCGCCAGGACAATTTCAACCAGTTACATATGATGGTGCAGATTTAAATAAGTGGAAAGCAGTCAAGGATAGAGAAAGTGCTATCGCCGCAGTAGCAACTCATAGAGGAAAGGGGATTGCTACTGCCACAAAATATGTTGATGAAGGTGCCAAAAGTATTTCAAATCCTTCTTTACAGAGAAGTGCTGCTGAATTTGTTGGCGGAAGAACAGATTTTGCTGCTACTTCTGCTTACAGACCACAACCAGGAGCAATTGGGCGTGTAGATAGACATGGGCATGTATTTGGGTGGTTCGTTGGTCAAGGATCTATTGCTTATGGTAGAACAAATCCAGGTCCAGCAAAAGTGCCGAATTTTCCTATAAAAGCAGAATCTGGAACGAGCGCAGCTTCTGGTCAAACTAAACCAAAATTTAGTATTATATCTGGTCCAGAATCTGGATATCCAGTGCCAGGTCAATTAACTCCAGGAGCTGAGGTAGAGGGGCATGGTGACGAATTGGTAGAAACATCGCCAGGAGGATTTAAAATATTCCCGTTGGAAAATAGATCATATAGTTTAACAAGGGATCCAGAGGCATTGTTAGAGAGATGGACGCAAATTGCTTCCAGAAATAATGTACCTCCAACAAATCGCGTGCTTACTGGGTCTAACGCGGGTGGTGGTCTTCATGTATATAAACCCCCCACCAAGATGCGAAGCGGAGGAAGTGTTGGGCAAAACTCTAATGTATCTGGAGTTTTAGCATTTTTACAAAAAAAATTATTTGGACCTCGAAATATTGATAGAAAACGACAAGGACGCGAACTAAGGAGTTTTAGAGATGGTCAAAATGCTGGATTGCGTAAAAGAAACTTTGGCGAAGACTACAAACGACAAGAGTTAATTCTTTCTGCACGAGCAGAAGGACGTAGTGGATTAGCAGACATTAGAGGCAATCAAATACCAAGATCAATACCAAAGAGAAATGGTGTATCTATGGTTTCAGCAAAACCCAAAAAATCACTGCCAACTCCAGCGGAGGACAAATCTCTTACTCCAATGCAACAGTGGGCAAAAAACTTTCCAGATCTTGCTAAAAAGGTTAAACCAGGATCATCAGGATATGCAGAAATACAAGCACTTCTTAATCCTTCTTCATCTGGATTTAGTAGTTTTACGCCACAGAATATTACACAACAATATACTGTTGATTCGGGCACTACTCTTATTTCTGTACAAAATCCTCCTCCTGCTCCTCCATTTCCGTCGAGTGGAGGATCTTCTAGTTATTCGGATGTGGACATAAGACAAGCATTTTTTATGGCAAGATTGATGGATTATAGATAATAAATATCAAATAAAGAGTAAATATGACAGCAGGATTAGAAACCCCTATTGCAGCTGGCGAAGGACCATCACTTTTTGGAATTGCTAAGTCAATTGGCGCAAAAATTAGGGATTCTGCTGAACAAGCAAAAGGCGAAAAAGAAAAAGCAAATAAAGAAGGTACTGAAGTTAAGAAGGGATCGTTATTTACTAAGTCTTTAAAAAATAATTTTAATCCACTTAAATCAAAAAAAGAAAAATCCAACTGGGCGAAAGGGTTTTCTTGGAATCAACCAAAAGAAAAAGATTCTGCAGCAGAAACAAAAAGTAGAGGATCTGGAGGAAGTGGTGGCGGCGGCAGTGGAGCAAAAAAATTAAAAAATTTTCTTACCAATGCATTTGGATTATTATTAAAAGACACTACCGTAATGGTAGGAAAACTTTCAAATATTAGTAACTTAACGGGCAAGGTGCATTCTGCCAATAAAATGATGGCGGGAAGTTTAACATCAATCAATAGTTTGCTTCAAGAGCAAACTGAGATTAAACGTGACATGCTTGAGCAGGCAAAATATGCTCGTATGGAAAAAGCAGCGGAGAAAATAGAAGATTCCTCTGACTTGTCTTCTCCTATTACATCCGATGGTAAGAAAAAAGGAAATGGAAATGATGGCGGGGGCGATGACGATGACGATGATCAAGGTGGCGGTGGACCGCTAGGAGGACTTCTTAGTGCTTTAGATATAGCAGATAATGTTTTAGATATTGGTGGTCACCTTAAAAAAACTAGAGTTGCTAGAAAATTAAAAGTTGCTGGTAGACGAGGAGTACGATCGGCAGGTAGATTAGCAAAAAATGCAAAGGGGTTTGGATCTAAATTTTTAGGTAAAGTGGCGGGAAAAGAAGGTCTTAAGGCGGGAGGAAAAGTAGCAGCAAAACAAGGCACTAAAGCGGTTGCTAAAGGAGTTGGCAAAGCATTACTTAAAAAAATTCCTTTGATAGGATTAGTTGCTGGCGTTGGATTTGGCATTGAGAGAATGATGCGTGGCGATTGGGGTGGTGGATTGACTGAAATAGCGTCTGGCGCAGTATCTACTGTTCCTGGATTTGGCACTGCAGCATCTGTAGCATTAGATGCTGGATTAATGGCGAGAGATTTGAGTGACCCTGCATCAATGATGCCACAAGAAAAACTATCTGAGGGAGGTGTCATTCCCAGTGGAGTGTATGATAATCCTACAACTGGTGTATTACCACCAGGATCTTCTGTCATTCCATTAAATCGAAATGTAGGGAAAGATGCTATTGGGCAAGGAAGCACAGATGAAATGTTAGCAACGCCAATGAAAGCGGTAGGCGCTGCTATTCTTGGGATTACTGATAGAATGTTGAAGCATACCGATTCTGGTATTGCTGGAGATATGATTAGACAAGATATTTCTAGACTATCAAGAGATTTTGGCATTTCTAATCCATTGACCACAACATCCTTAGGTAAAGGATCTTTTGGAAAGAAAACATTTGGCAAAGAGGGAGAGAAATATTTTGCCGAAGTGATGAAAAAAAGTTTATCAGATCAAGGAGTAAATGTAGATAAGAAGTCTACATCACCGACCCCCACCCCGTCACCATCAGGTCCAGGAGCAGGACCAGAAACAGGACCAGGGGAAGGCGGGGATCCTAACAGCTCAAGCGATAATCCACCACCAGGTAGTCCACCAGAGCCAACGACACTATCTAAATTACAAAAAAATGTTGGTTTTGTAAATAAAAAAGTTGATAACAATGGTATATTGCCAGGGGGAGATCAAGTAATATCTGCAGCAACTGGCACAGATAAAGCTGGGGTAAAACGTGTTAAAATGGTAGATTGGGGCGGTCAACTATCTGACAAATATTATTATGATAAAACGGGTAGAGTGTTTTTTATTGATCCTGCGGCGGGCGCAAAATCTATTAGAGAAGTAGGACCAAGCGAATTAAAAGTTGGTCTTAGTACTGCTGGCAAATTTTATAGAAATTTACAGACTGGTCAAGTTGTAGTCACCAATCAACCGCCAATTGGATATTATAATTATGAAAAACATGGTATTGTTACTGAAAAAAGAACACTAACCGATCCATATGGAAATGCTGTGCGTCCTGGAGATCCTAACTTAAATCCAGATGGCACTGCATCTACATCGACAACTGCAACTACCGTGACTACTCCTATTTCGTCTCTTTCAGAAACTCAACGGAAAAATTTTGGCACTGGATTGTATGGACCAGAAAAAAATATTTCTACAATCAAAGCAAGAAGTGGAATTTCGGTCGGTGATAAAAGAGGAATGAGGATGCACCCTGTATATGGCAGAAGGGTAATGCACCAGGGGACGGATATTAGCGCTCCCCAGGGGACTAATTTATTTGCTTTCAAAGATGGTAAAGTACTAGATCGCAGAGATGAAGGCAGCAGGTCATATGGAAAACAGATACATTGGGTGGAAAAAGATACTGGTTTGGGGCATATGTATGCTCACCTAAGTGCTTTTGGTAAAAATACTGCTGCTGGCACAGAGTTTAAAAAAGGAAAAATCTTGGGGCAAATAGGAAGCACGGGAGTATCTACTGGACCACACCTTCACTGGGAAACAGGAACAAATCCTGAAGATACTGGTCGTATGGGGAGATCACTCATAGAACCTTTGTCTAGATATAGTTATATGGCTCCTTTTACTGGTACGCCGTCTCCAGGCGACGGAGTGGATGAAAGTAATCCTTCATCAAATGCGGATAGTCAAACAGCAGAAAACTTAGGTAAAAGCATAAACAATCCATTTGCACAAATATCAGATATTGACGATATTGTTTCGAAAATAAAAGACTTTGCCACCAAGATCTCAGCTCCAGATGCTGCCTCAATGCCTGCTCCAGCAGCACCGCCTGCCACTCCTCCTAACACCAAACCTACTGTTAAACCACCCCCTGCGGGTGGTGGAATGAATGGAGGAAGGAGTGCAACACCACCTCCAAAAACGGCGATTGTGCCTGTTGTGCCAAGCACACAACTCGCTAGATCAAACTCTGCACAGGGCGGGGTTACGCCAGCAGCGGCACCAGCGGTTGCTACAGCATCAACGCCACATCTCCTTAATCCACTCATTCTAATACGTGCTTAATAACAATGTCCGACGATTCTAAATTGACTAATGCACTACAATACGTTGTAGATTCTGTAAAAATTACTTCAATATCAAATAATATCTATGATATCAGTGAGATGGTAATGGAGTTTTATATTACGGAAAGTATTAACTCTCCATATATGCAGGGACGTATTGTAATTGCAGATAATGAGCAAAATATGATGGGTAATTTACCAATACAAGGCAGAGAAAGAATTTCCATTAAAGTAAAAACACCGTCGAGCGGAAAAAAATATAAATTTTACACATTTGATATGACTGTTTATTCTATTGGTGGTAGATCAACCAATGGAAAAATACAGGTTTATACATTAGAATTAATTAGTTTTGAAGGACTAGTTAATGAAGGTGTTAGAATTGGTAAAGTATTAAAAGGATCGTCTGATGAAATGGTAAAAGATATTGTAAAAAATATTTTAAAAAGCAACAAAAAAGTAACAACAGAGAAAGCAAAATTTCCTCAAAAATATTTACCAACTCTTAAGCGACCATTTGATTTTATAGCACACCTTGCTAGATGTAGTGTCTCTCAATCTGCGTCTGGATCAATAAAAGCAAAACCTGGCGGTGGTGTTACTTCTCCCTCTTCTTCTGGATCTGACTTAAAAATTAATTCTACTACTAAAAAGTTAGCTGGCACGGCAGGATATTTGTTTTTTGAAACTTATGATGGTTATGTTTTTAAATCTGTCGATGCATTGTGTGATGTTGACGGAAATTTTGGAGGCAAACCCCCAACAATAACATATACATATGCGTTATCAAATGTTTCTTCGTCTGATGCAGAAAATCCTTTTAAAATTATTCAGTATAATTTTACAAATGAAATTGATATTATGAAACAAATGAGAAGGGGCACATATTCAACTCTTTGCATCTTTTTTGATATAAACAGTATGGATTATTCTGAATATGTCTATAGTGTGCAAGATACGTATGATCAAATGGCGCATTTAGGATCTGCAGATAAAGTGCCAAAAGGGCAGAAAGAGCTGTCTAGAACACCTACTAGAGTTATGTCTCAAATGATTAATCACGAGTTGTTTCATGATGGCATAGAGCCTGGTATTACTAATGCAGAGCACCCCGATCGATATAAATATCATTTAGCTCAAGCAAACGCAAGATACACAATTGCTGCTAATCAAACGCTAAATATTATTGTTCCTCCGAATCTTAATATAAGAGCAGGCGATAAATTAAATATAAAAATTCCTAATATGACAAACACTTCTTTAAGAGAAGAAAAACCATGGGATGATGAGCACAGTGGATTTTATTTGATAAAAGACATCAGTTATAATTTTGTCGTAAAAGGATCTCAACCACTAACAGGAAGCAATACAATTACGCTCATAAGAGATTCTTACGGAAGAAAAGAAGTACCTAGTAAGGTTAAGTGATGGAAAACATTCAAAAACATATTGATGAAAATATTAAAAAATTAAATGATCCTTTGACTAACTCACAAAGTCGTAGACATTACGAAGAAGAAGTGGAAGCGCTTATCAAATATCAAGAAAGACATCCCGATAGCGACCACGATCCATCTGATTTGGAATTATTCTGCGATGGAAATCCAAGCGCATCTGAATGTAAACTTTATGATGTCTGATTATGTTTGAATTAAGAAATGAGTTTGTAAATGCTGTTGGTAGAGATGGATTCCTTTGGTGGGTTGGACAGGTTGAGGCAACTGATGCTAAGAGTAAAAATTCTAATCGATATAAAGTAAGAATTGTAGGGCATCATCTTCAGTCATGTGAGCAACAATCCACAAATGATTTGCCATGGGCATTTGCAGTTGCACCAACTACAGCGCCTTACAGTCAAACAGGAGGCACAACAACTAATCTTAAAAGAGGAGATTGGGTTATTGGATTCTTTATGGATTCTGATAATGCACAACAACCATTTATCTTAGGATCTGTTGGGTCGGTTGCTAACTCAAAAAATCCTACAGCAGATCCTAAAAGTTTTGTAGATCCAAATCCAAAGGGAGAGGGGTGTGCAGCTTTTAAAGTATTCCCCGATCAAAAAAGAAATCCATATGTAATGAATTCTGCTACATCAGCAGATTTACAGCAGGCAACAACTCCAGGCAATGTGCCGTCTACTGCTGTTATTCCTAATTCTGGGCAACCAGGCGCCCCAGGCGCAAGCTCACTTATTACTAATGCTCTGGGGTGTATCGATAGTCCAACGGTCCCAGGAAAATCATCATGTATTGTAATTTCTCAAGCTGAATGCCCAAATGGTCAAATGGCAACCAAGTTGGAAATCATTTTGTCAGAATTATTTGAGATGATTTCTACAACTGGGGGAAACATAGGAAATGAAGTATACAGCAAAGCAACTGGTCTTGCTAGCAATTATCTAGATATTGCTACGGGATATATAAACAAAATTCTTGCTGTGGTGTCGCAAGGAATGTCGTGGGCAACAGGACAACTATATGCATTATTACAGTTGGGTGTGCAAAAAATTGTTGAATTTTTACTTGGGTTAATATCAGATAAAGTTAGAAAAAGCAAAAAACCACCATACAATCCCGCTGGCAAAGAAAAAATCCTTGACAAAATTCAAGAGTTTCTTGAAAAAAATCTAAAAAAAATTGGGTGTAGTATTGCTGATCTTTATGACAAAATAGCTGAATTTTTAACTAAACTTATAATGGATATGTTAGTGAAAACTCTTTCTTCTGCTGTCTGCGCGATTACTGGGGCGGTTAATAGTATTATCTCTCAAGTGCAACAATTCATCTCTGAGATTATAGAAGAAATCATGGGACCATTGCAAGAAATTTTGGGGGCAATCGTTGAGCCTCTTAATGTTATTGGTGGTGCTATTAATACGGTATTTCAAGCTTTAGGTATTTCTTGTAGTGGATTACCTGAAAGGTGCAAAAAAATTATTAAAGATTGCAACGAGGGTGCTGAAGACGAAGAAACAGATGAGGAGGATTTCCTGGATGAATTATTAAAAAAATTATCTAAAGGTCCTTCTTTCCCATTAAATTGTAAAGAATCCCAAAAATATTCATCTCCCAAAAAACCTAATATTCTCATCAGTGGTGGTAGTTTTATTCCTCCAGAAACTCCACCTGTTACACCACCAGACTCTGATACACCAGATGCAGTGACACCAGAAACCGAAGTAGTTACATTAAATATTTTAATTGATCCAGAAGATGCCATTGTAACTGTTGGGGAGATTGCTACATTTTCTACAGCTGCTACCTCTTCAGATGGGAGTCCCATTGCTTACCTTTGGGAAGTTTCGACCGATAATGGAGCTACGTTTAATGATGTTCCTGCTGGCACAGGAAATAGTAGTGTTTTTAATACTGCAGCGACAGTTTTGACAGACACAAATAAAGTGTTTAGGTGCACAATTACTGGCACTGGCACAACGCCAGCATCTGAGTTTACTGATATTGCAACTTTAACTGTTGAAGATAATCCAGTAACACCAGTAGATCCTGCCATTCCAACGGGATTTTCTTATAATTCTGACAGTATCTTTACCCTCGGTGCAATTGTGCCTGTTTCGTTTAAAAAAGGATTTGTTTATACCACCACTGCAGGATCTCCAGATGGATCTGGATTTGCACTTTTGACCGCAATAACTTCGTATGTTTTCACTAGTGCTTCTGTAACATCACCAACAATTTTACCGCAAGTTTATAAAGTGGTTGCAGATAAATTAGTTGTAAAAGAAGGAGAAATTGTAAAATTAACAATCACAACAACAAATGTGCCAGATAACACACCAGGCAATTATTTAATGTTTGGTCCAAATATTACCTCATCTGATATTGTTGGTGGGAATTTAACTGGGTCGTTTTTTATTAATTCTAACAAAGCTGAAGTTTTTGTTGGAATAGCAGCAGATACATCAATTGAGAGTGATGAAGTAGTGTTGTTTGCACTTACTAGTGCTCCTGCTTCAACTCAATTTGTTATTGAAGCGGATAAAACAACACCTCCTGTAGCACCCGATATTCCAAAGATAATACCAAAATATCCAGTAGCATGTGATCCAATAGTTTCATCTACGGGGCAAATACTAAATATACCAATTTGTAGTATTGGTGACAAATTTTCTGTAGCACCAAACATTTATGTGCAAGCAGGTGGATCTGGGGGCGGAGCTTCTGCAGAAGCAATCTTAGACGCCGATGGATATATCACACAAATCAAAGTTATCAGACCAGGACGAGGATATGTTGCTAATCCTCCTAGTAACACCCTTAATTGTGTTATAAGAGGATTTACAATTATTAGTCCTGGATTGGGGTATAGTGGTAATATCGTTGTATATATAAATGATGACCCTAATATTGCAACTGCTTCCGCTTCAAATGGACTGATTATAGACGTGATTGTTAAAGATCTGTCAAAAACATATACTGAATATCCAACTGTTAGAATAGTGGCTGATACTGGTGCGGGCGCTATTGTGTTACCAAATATTATTTGCATTCCTAGAGAAGAAAATGCTAAGATATCTGAAAGTGTCTCGATCACGCCAGAAGGAAAATATATTGACTGCCCATAATGACTACATCTAAAACGTTTTACGGCGACGTGCCGCTTGTTTTTACTGGATCTTTGCCTGTAGCAGGATTCGATTACGCGGATGCATTTAAAACCTCGTTTAAGTCAGAAGACATAATTAAAGCATACACTACTCCTGTATTAGTGGATCCTAAATGCACGTATGCTTTTCATTATTATGAAGATGCATGGTCCTCTGTAACAAATAATATTACTGAAATTAAAGCGTTAAACCCACAAACGGGGCAAACTTCTTATAGTTTGCAAACGTCATCTGGTAGTTTTTTTGGAATAGACGAGAAAGGTAGCATTACTTTTAATGCAAAAGCAAACCCAGATAAAGATCTTACCGCTGGATCATTAACATTAATATCTCAGTCTGCTACTAGACTTGAGGTTGGTCAACAACTTGCTATTCATGTAAATAAAAGTGGAAAACACCAAGAAGATGCTTCTGGGAGTAACTCAAAATCTGGAAAGCAAAGAGAAGCAAGTTACCCAGCATTTTCTATTAATGTAGATAATGGTGGATTAAATATTACCTGTGAAAATGGCAATATTGCTTTCCTTGGTAAAAATATTACTATGTCAGCAACAGAAACCATTACTATGTCTGCAAACAAGACAGTTTCTCTTCTTGCTGCATTTAATCCCAGCATTGCAACCGCTTCTGAAATATCTAAAGCTGCAGGGGGACCTCCCGTAGGCGGTGGTGGTGAGGTAATAATTAAAGCAGGTAAATTTACAAACAATTCTGCATCTATTGAGCAAACTGCTACAACATCAACAAAACAAATTTCTGGAGCTGGAAACTTTCAATATGTCACATCAGCAGCTGGTATTCAATCAATAAATGCTCCAGGTGATTTTGCAATTAATGCTTCTGGTAATTTAGATATTCAAGCAGGGCAAAAAATGCGTATTCAAGCGCAAAACAATCCTCTTCCAGCTGGAATATCAATTCCCTCTGCGTGGGCAATAACACAGAAGTCAGCGTTATCAATTATCTCAAATCAATTTTCGCCCCCAATGGCTCCAGGATTTCCTGCCATCTCCGTTACGGGTTTTAATGGAGATATGAATTTCGAAGCATTAGGAACAGGTAACGTCGGCATTTCTTCTTTAGCTAATAGTATTAATATATCTGCTGGGGCAAAGTTACCAAAAGGAGGCACAGATAGCGTAACAGATATTAAAATTACATCAAAAAAAGATGTTACTGTTAGCGCAACTGGTAGTGCAAAAATGACTGGTGCTACTTCTGCTGAATTAGGTGCGGGCGCGTCGGGATCATCTGCAACTTTTTATAAAGCTGAGCCTTCTGGGTTATCAATGAAGGCTGCTGGCACTTTTGACGTTAAAGCTGCTGCTGGCACTATGTCGTTTTCTAGTCTCGATGTCAAGGGCGGTGGTAACATAAAACTGACTGCAGGCGCCATCGCGCTTAATTAATTTTCGGCATGGGGTTGACGCCATGCTCCTCTCCTGCTATAATATTCTCATCTGCAAGGCACTTATGATTGATTGTGTTGATTACGGTGATGACGGCAGCGTCTCTTACCAAGATGATCCAAATGTTGAAGAGGTCATTGACGAAATTTTAGCTCACGTTGAGCGCCGATTTGACATTCTTGATAAAGAGGGGCGGGATGAAGACATCATCGCTTTGTGTCAAGAATATATGGAATGGGGATCAGCTGAAACGGGCGATGACATTGGATATATGTTTCTTAAATATCATGAATATATTTGAAAACACTATTATTCCCAAAATCTATGCAAATCTTTACTTAAAGAAAGTAACAGTTTATACTGTTGAGGGGGCACCCGTTTCATTTAAATGTGCTACAATTAACGAGTTCGTTGAGTTGATTGATAAATGTAAAAAACTACTAAAGACAGATATCGTTATCTCTCGATAGTTTTTTGGGAGCATGGTGGAATCGGTAGACACACCAGACTTAAAATCTGTTGGGCATTGCCCGTGGGAGTTCAAGTCTCCCTGCTCCTATTTTCCACTAAATACTATGTAGTGGGAATGTTATGAAATACACACTCTCTCAAGCATATTGCTTTTATATGGGGCAGGTTGTGAGAATGTATTTCATTCAAGGTGTTCCATATACGTTTGACGAATTACCTCAGATTATACAAGATCACCCCTCAGTACAATTAGAAGCACTTCAACACCATGACTTTGATGATGAGGATTTATATAGATTTTCAAATTATTTAATAACGGAAAAAGCGCACCCTCTACTGTTTGACGTTGAAGTTGAAAATCCAGATTTACTTCCACAAGACGAATAATGCCTGATTAGCTCAGTGGTAGAGCACTCGCCTTGTAAGCGAGCGGTCGTCAGTTCAAGTCTGACATTAGGCTTCCGTGTGAAGGGAGACGCAAAAACCTCGGGGATGCCTGGGGTTTTTTTGTATAAATAACTCAGAAGAAATCTCCATATCGCGGATAACTGAGGAATATGCCATTAACTAAACTGGATAATCTTATCTCTAGTAAAACTGGTAGATATCTATATGTTTCACCAGATGATTTCAATGCCTCGGATGCTTTAGATAATAGAGGAAATACACCAATCAGACCTTTTCTTACAATTCAAAGGGCGTTTTTGGAAGTAGCAAGATTTTCTTATGTACCTGATGCAGAAAATGATCGTTTTGACCAGTTTACGATCATGCTGTCTCCTGGTAATCACTATGTTGATAATAGACCAGGAGACCCTACCGCACTAACAATTAATCCGTTTGGTTTTGACCAAGCAAATAATGTTTGGACAGATACTTCAATACTAGATCTTTCTAATCCAAACAATGTTCTTTATAAGTTTAATTCTGTAAATGGAGGTGCTACTATTCCTCGTGGCACTTCACTCGTTGGTATGGACCTTCGTAGGACACAAGTACGCCCTCTATATGTCCCAGATCCTGCAGACAAAGATGTCCCTCGCACATCGATGTTTAATGTAACGGGGGGATGCTACTTCTGGCAATTCACCATTATGGATGGTGATGCAGCGACGGGTAGCCCATTATATAGTAATAGTAGTGGATCTGGTGAGGTATATTTTCAACCAAATTCTACACAAACTTTAAGACCAGAATTTTCTCACCACAAAATTACAAACTTTGTATTTGCTGATAAAAATGATCTGAGTCTTTTATACAGAAAAATTGCAAAAGCATTTAGTCAATATCAACCAACAATCGCAGGTAGCGATGGGTTTGGTGCGGGTCAATTTACACAAAGAGCACAGGAAAATAGAATTGTAGGTCCTCTACAAGACGGTATTCAAATTGAATCTATTACTCCCGTTAATTCAAGTCCTCCAGGAACGCTTACTGTTACTGTAAGGACAAAAGTTAATCATGGATTTTTCCAAGGACAGTTTGTTGTTATCGCAAATAATGGATTAAATGATGCTCTTAATGGATCATTCCGCGTAAACAACATTAATTCTATTGATCCAAAAGAATTTAATTACATACTCCCAGCAACTGCTACTGGATTAGGATTAGTTAGTGGCAATACTTACACGGGATCAACGTCACCCAAAGCAGTAAGTCCAAACGCTGGTGTCCAAGCAGAACTTGACTCAGTAGAATCTGCCTCTCCATATGTTTTCAACGTTTCAATTAGATCTACGTGGGGTATTTGTGGTATTTGGGCGGATGGTAGCAGAGCAACTGGTTTCAAATCGATGGTTATCGCCCAGTATACGGGTGTTTCACTGCAGAAAGATGACCGTGCATTCATTCGTTATGATGAATTTACAAACACTTGGAATCAAGCATCATTAACTGATGCTTTTGGCACAACAGTTTATCATACCAAAGGTGATGCATATTGGAAAGATGATTGGAGAAACTTCCACGTTAGAGCGTCAGAAGATTCGTTTATTCAGTGCGTTTCTATCTTTGCTGTAGGATTTGCTGACCACTTCCTTATGGAGTCTGGTGGTGATATGTCAATCACCAACTCTAACTCTAACTTTGGTAATACGTCTCTACATGCAATTGGTCACAAAGGATTTGCTTTCAACCAAGATAAAGGCGGATATTTAACACATATTATTCCGCCCAGAATTGTTAGCTCATCTACCGAAAAGAAATTACAATGGTATACTGTTGATATCAAATTAAGTAATGATCAAACTAATGATACCAAAGTATATCTTGGTGCCGACGATCTTAATGACCCAGGAAAAAAACCAGCAACCAGTGTGGGTGGGTTTAGAATTGGCGCATCATCAAAAGAAAGATTATATGTCCAGTTAGATCCAGATACAACTATTAATGAGAGTGGACCTCAACTTAAATCTGCAGAAATTACTCCCACTGGATTCAAGAGATGGTCTTGTGCTCTAGATACACTAAATCCCCAGGGATTAAATGTAGATCATTTGGCACAAGATGCTGCTAATCAAATTGACGCCAATAAAGAGTTTATTGCTAAAGAAACGTTTGGGTTTATTACTGAGAAATATCCAGCGCTTTTAAATCTTCCATATCTTCAAGCAGCTCCTGGATCAGTTAGTAAGTGTCAACGAGATGTAGGATTTGTTTTGGAGGCATGGATTGCTGACCTAAGATTAGGTGGTAATATTAATACAATTCAAGCGGCAGAGTCATATTATACTGCCGTGCAATTAAGTCAAGACACAACTGATGGCAAACAAGATGGATATATTTTAGATTATATTAATGGAGAAAAAACAGAAACCTTAGAAGCATTTGCTTATGCAAGAAATCTTGCAATTGCTGCAATGCGTAACTGGGATTATACCAGGCAAAATGTCACTACTACCAATGGGTCGGCAATTGTAACAGTTGGCAATAATTTAGGTATTGTTGTTGGCATGAGAGTTACTAGTTTCTCGGCGGTAGATAGTAACAACCTACCAATTACACCAAGCACATTAATTCCACCAAATACTTTTGTTAAACAATTAATTGGCACATCTCAAATTGAATTGGGTAATGCTACAAGGACTCTTACTGTTAACGCTACTGCTAGCGCAACTAATGCTGTCCTAAAATTTGAATTGCAATCTGGTGTTTGGGCAACCTATAACACTCCATACGCAAATTATGGCATTACCCAAGATACAGTATATCCAGAGTGCAATAGCATTGCAGTAACTATAAACACATTTAATGAGATTATCTCAACTATTATTAACACTGGTATTGGCAGTGTGGCAAGAAATACTCCCGTAGCAAATACTGCAGTGTTGTCGCAAAGATCAACACTGTTTACGTTAACAGAATTTACACCAGCGGGAACTCCTGCAAGTCCATCCAACCCACATGATTTGGAAACTGGCACTCCCGTTAGACTTGTGCCTCGTCCTTTAAATGCTAACGTAGACAAACGTGTTGTTAGATTGCCTAAAGGATTTGATACCAATACCCTTTATTATGTAATTGCTCCTGGCAGAAAAACTTTCCCTGCAGATTATTCAACTTGGCCTTTTACAACTGATCCATTGGGGAATCAAATACCAATTTTTGGTGGATCAGATCAACAAAAATTAATGCTTGCAACTAGTCCAGAAAATGCTTCAGCAGGTATTTACATCTATTCTCCAGAAACGGATTCTGTAGATCCAAATGTAGTAATAGATCTTTATTCCTATGTTTTAGATACTAAATATGATGCTCATAAGTATAAAGTCTTCCAACCAGTAAGTGGAGGTCCTGGTATATTAGAGACAACCGTTGCTCACAATTTTGATTTGCCTAAGAGCGGCACCCCAACAATACAAAAAGTATTTTTCCGTGTAGCTAATGATATCAGTGGATCTGAATTGCCAACATTGTCATCATCTTGGCAAGCGGTATTCAATCCAGCAAACGGGAAACTCCCTATCAATAGAGAATATTGGGTCAGATATGTTTCTAATAAAACTTTTACTATTCATAATGAAGCAGCAGATGCTATCGCTGGCACCAATCCAATTACATTCCAAGCAAGTGGCATAATTAAATATTTTTATGTTTATGCAAATAAAAAAAGAAGTCCAGTTAAATTTGATACGACAGTTGGCACTTCTGGTAATTGGTATTTGCAAACGGTTGCAGATCCAACCAATACTACTAATATTTTAAGAAGATTAAAAGATCCTGATTATGCTGATATCACAGGTAAATTAAGGACCACAGATTCTTATTTTGTGCGTATAGAGGATACCAGAGATAAAGATGATAGAATTTATAGATTCCGTTATGTCGTTCCTTCTTATAAATCAACTGTAAGAGATCCGCTAAATGGATTTGTTATTAAAATTCGTACTGATGATAAGAGAAAATTAAGACCACAAAAAATTATACTAAAACCAGCAAACACTGGGGTGACACCACTCGCAAACTTTAGTAAAACAGTTAACAATGATGGTGCTTCAGTAACAGAAAGATTGGGTCTAACTAACACACAATTAGCTGCTTTACCTACGCCAGTTACAAGTGCATACGATCCATATAATGATCCAAAAATAGTAGAAACGGATAGCAAAGTTGCTTTTACTATTCAATCTGCTAAAACGGTAATAACAAACGGAATTCCAAATCTTGAGTTAACAGTATTTGACCATACTATTATTAACGTTGGTTTAAAAAATGAAATTTTCACAAGTATAAAAGTTGCTGCACCTCAAGGTGGGAATGGACAATTTATTATTGGATCTGCAGTTACGTGGTCTGGATTTTCTTCTGGATCTGCTACTGTACATGCATGGTTTCCGTCAAAAAATTTCCTCATTCTTAGAAATATTACGTTAGGCAACATTGATTACAATGGACAAACAGCAACAACGTTTAGTCAAGGCACTGGAGTAGCACAAGTTACCGCAGTATTAGCAGAGCAACCAAACGGTGGAAGAGATAGAATATCAAATAATTTATATGTCAATCAAGGATCTAACGTATATACAATAACTCCTGGTGATACAATTACTGATGATGTTGGTGGATCATATTTTGTAGATTCTGTTACTGACGATCCTGATCTTCTTAATACTTATTACATCTTTGGCATTAAAGAAATTAAAAGAAGAATTCCTGGGCAACAAGATGGCGTTTACTATCTATCTTGTGTAAGAGGAGATATAAGACCATTCCCAACTGGAGCTGGTATAAATGATAACTTTAGAAACTTCAAGTTTAGTCAACCAATTTCTAAAATTTACCCATTAAATTATAAAAACGACCCATTACTTTTCCAAGTAAAAGATGATGGCACTCGTGATAGTACAATTCTTGATCCAGCAGCAACTTCTTCAGCCGCAGATAACTATGTCCATGGTTTAGTTACTGTTAATGACAACAAACGTAGTTTAACAAAAGAAGTTATTTTAGATTTTATTTCGGATCCTGGATCAGGTGGCAAGACATTTAGTGGCAGTGAATCAATTAAGGCAATAGAAGGTAACGCAACCTCTGGATCTGAAGACAGACTAATTAAGATCGGTGGTATTAGTGAATTCCCTCTAGAGCAAAGACTTTATGTTGAGTTGCGTCGTCCGTCAATTGCACGATCTGGTAACCACACATTTGAATATTTGGGATTTGGTCCAGGTAATTACTCAACAGGATTCCCTTCGCGCCAAGAAGTTGTTTTAACAGATACCCAAGATTTTTATGCTCAAGCTAAGAAACAAGATGCTGGTATTGTATTTTACACAGGGTTAAACTCTAATGGTGATCTTTACATTGGCAATAGAAAAATCAATGCTATTACTGGTGAAGAAAAATTCTTAGAAGCAGCAACTTTAGAATCGTCTGAAGATGAGGCGGGCGATCTTAGTAGTCTTGTGACTACATTTGATCAACCAGTAACATTCAACGATATTACAACCTTTAAAGCTCTATTTGGTCAGGCAAACACATTCTTATCTCCTATTGTAGTTAATGTTGCTCCGACTAAGAGTGGCACTGATTTTACTGATGTATTTGCTTTAACTATCATTACATCTCTAAGAAATGTTGCTCCGCTTGATGATGGGGAGTTGAATAGAGATAAAGCAGGCGATATTGTTATTGGTAGAAATATTGTTAGGACTGGTGCGCTTCAGTTTAATACTAGAGGCGGTGCCACCAAGCAACAGTATTCGATGAGAAATCATACATCAAATACATGGCCTGGTGGAGTATATGGATCAGACCAAAATATTAATTTTGGTGGTAGAGGTGTGCTCTCTGGAGATATTTTATTCAAAGGCACTAAAGTTACTTATAGTGGATCTTTGGGTTGGATTTATGCAAATGATTTTAATGAATTTACCACGATTACTTCTGGTGGGACTGCTGCTGAATTTGCTAGCATTCAAGGCACAGACACCAACGTAATTAAAGTTACTTGGGGAGGCATAAAAACAAACGCAACATTGAGTAGTCCAGTTACAGTTAACTCTCAACTTAGAATTACGGGAGTTAGCAACCCAAACGTCAATGGTATCTGGACTGTATTGAATCTATCTCCATTTACATTTAATCCAAATGCTAATTTTGTTTATCTTGCAGTAAATAATCCTATTGCAATCACTAATATATTTACAATTACAACTGAGCCAACTCTTCAAATTTCTATCGCTAATTCTAAATGGAAAGAAGTTGGTGTTGTTGGATCTGAAACTATTCGCACAAAAACCGATAGTATTGGTGACTATAGAATGGGTATTAATACCATTGCTCGTGCCGCGCATACTCAAGCATCAAATTCATACATTGATGAAATTTCAGAAGATAATATTAAACCAAGAGCAAACTTAGATCTTGTAGGCACATTATTTGTAAGTGGTAGAAGACCAACCAGCACGCAATATGCAGCTCAACCAAATCCCGTAGACAGAGTTGGATTACGTTTAACTGATCCAGGCATCGAACATGCCGTGTTGATTGGTGGTGATAGTAGCACTCCCTCTAATTGGGCAGCATTACGCATTGATACAATTTCGGAGCTAGATCAACAAGGAGAAGCACTTGGCGTTAAAAAAGGAAGAATAGGAATTAACGTCAGGCAAACTGGTATTGGTAAATATGAGCATTTTGTTGTTGATGGTAATACTAGAATTGGCGGTCAACAAGGTAATTTACTTGTTGAAAAAAATGTAAAAATTGGTGGTAATCAACTCGATACACTTAATACTTCATTTAATCTATTAACTGGAGATACTGTAGGCACAATTAATATTGGTAGTAAAACACGCACAATTAACATTGGTAACTCAGTAACAAATACTGCGGTAACAGTAACTATCACTGCAGGCACTCCAGCTACTGTAAACTGGACTGGGCATGGATTGATTCCAGATACCCCAGTAAGATTTACTATCTCAACTGGTGGCACCTTATTGAATGGTATTGTTTCTAATGATACTAGTGGAAATCCTAAGTTTTATTATGTTGCTCCTCTTCCAGTGCCACCAGGATACAGCGAGTATGTTGTTAGTGATGATGCAGCATATACCACGTGGGCAACCAACAAAACAAATCAATTCTATATTGTAGAAACTCCAGGATCTACTACATATGTAAACGCTTCTGGGTCTACAACAGGAACTATTACTGCGTCCGCCACCCCAACTCACTCAGTTAGTATTGGCACTACGCATAACGGAGTTAGTCAACTTAATATTCATACGTTAGCGACTAATTCTACGGTAAATATTGGCACAGTGCCTAATGTTGGCACAAATATTTCAAACATTACTCTTGGAGGAGCATTCGCTAATTTATCTAGTAGCACCCGAATTAGAACACATCAAACAAAATGTGATGGTAACCTAGAAATTGGCACGGGATATCCCACAGGATCATCTAATACAGTAAGATTATTTACTCAAGTCCAAACTCTTAATTTGTTTGATAGTGGTGGGGCATCTATTATTAATTTTGGTAATAACGCTGGACAACTTAAGATTGGATCTGAAGCGGGATTAACTGATATTCGTAATAGTTTGCGAGTGGGTGGATCTGCCACGGTAAATGGCAATATTAATCTTAATGGCGGTTTAAATGCCAGCACGATTAATATTGTTAGAGGCAGATTTAGTATTCCTGCTACTACACATTCTGCTGGCGATGTTTCGTATAGAAATATTGACCTGTTAAAAACTATCGTAGTAAATAAGACCATTGATACTCAGGGTAATGCTTATTGGGGAGGATCCTCGTTTGCTGTGCCAGGATCTACAATTGGTGAATTTTTCTTATATTTAAAAGAAGCATCAACTGCTACAGATTTTGGTATTGGTGATTTCTTATTAATTGATAGAAGTATTACTCCAACACCAGCACCAACTGGGTATACATATCTGCCAAACCAAGCAAATAGCGAAATTGTTAAAATTACAGAGCTTACAAATCTCAACAATGTTAATGATCCGCTTGGGTTTAGAATTAAAGTACAACGAGCACAACTTAACACTACACAAAAGATTGATCACCCAGATAACGGCGTAATTGTTAAATTGCAAAAATTTGATGACGCTAGTTGGATTACAAATGCTGGCGGAATTACTGCCGCTGCTACGTCTGTTACTGTTTCTGATTTTACTGGCGCTGTAACTACTAATGATTATCTTATTTTAAGTGATGGAGAAATCGTTGCTGTTTCTGGATTTGTCGATACTGATATACAGTCATTAATTATTAATGATGGTGGCACTCCTGCTGTAATAAAAGCAAAAATTGAATCAACTACAGGCAACACAACAATTTTAGGAAGTCTCGCTGTTGGAGACGGTGCCAACTCAACCCCCACTGCTTTAACTGGTAAAGTTACAATCAGTGCATTAACTGGCAATACCATTATTGATGGCACACTAAACGTTAATAATAGTATTATTCTTAACGGCACAACTACTGGATTACCAGCTGCAGCTGCACAAGTATTTAAAATTACGGATGGCGCCAGCACACCATTGACTAAATTCCAAATTGATAGTGCAAATGGCAATACCATTATTAATGGAGGCGATTTAAAAATCTTTGGATCAGATGGCACTACCAATAAATTACAACTTATTAATTCTTCTGGTGATCTTACAGTTGCTGGAGTAATTAAATCAACTGCTACATCAGGCACGAGTGTTTTTGAGAGTGATTTAAGACTTAATGGTGGTGACTTCCAAATAACACGCGGCACTCCATGGGTAGGAGGCGCTAGCGCGGTGCTAGGAGACATTATCAACGCGGGTGGTATTACTTATAAGGTAACTCAAGCAGGCACCTTTGCGGCGACTGTCCCCCCCTCACACGTGAGTGGTGCACAATTAAACGGCACTGTCCAACTTACAGTATTCAATCACTTCCGTGTTAATAACACTGGATCAATTGATATGGGCGGTATCAATAATTACTTTACTCCATCTGGAGGCAGAACGTGGGTATACGCTGCAACCGATGTCGTAACCGCACAATCAAATGTAAATTACTTTATCGGACCAACCGCTAATATGCTTATTAAGTTGCCCGCTTCGCCTGCGACTGGTGATATGATTAGATTCCTTGATATTAGAGGGGGGTTGACATTTAATTTATCCGTTATCGTAAGAGCGCCAACGTCTATAAGAGTGCAAGGAGATGATACAAATACTGGCACCGCCGTTATGGGAGCTTCATTTGCTTCTCAACTAACGGGATATAATGGAGGAGAATTAATTGTGCAAACGCCTCATGCTGGTCTTGGATTAATTTTTGCTGGATCAGTTAACGTTGATGGCACTCCAAGCGGTATTCCTGATGCATCATTGGGTTGGTGGTTAGTAGAGGTCTAATATGGGATTCTATCAACAACACCGCACCGCAAAAGCTTGTATCATTGGCACTATCATGCCATGGACTGGAGATATCACAGAAATTCCTAAAGGATGGATACTGTGTGCGGGGCAATCAGTTAGTGCAAAAGATTTTCCGTTGTTAGCACAAGCAATAGGAACAACCTATGGACAAAGTGGATTTGGTGGCGTTTTTCCTAATTATGTGGGACAAATCAATGTCCCAAATTTGAATGATTCACATCTTGCAGATGTAGATTCAACCTATTTTACACCAACAACACAAGCTATTTCTACTTTGACCAGAGTGGGAGACGTTGGCACAGTTTCTTTAGCAACACAGCATGGATTGAGACCAGGAGCAAAATTCATAATTACCGATGCAGCGCCAGGTGCCTGGAATGGCACATATACTGCAATAACTGTTACAAACACCGAAGTAACATTTACAATTACTGCCGCTGGAGCTACTAGTCCTGCAGGTACACCTGGAAATTTTAAAGTTAGAAAAACCGTAGATCCTTCGGTGGATAATAGCACTAAGGCATTACCAGCAGTGACAGCATACATTGGATCTGATGGAAGCTCAGGAGCTCCAGTTTTAATTGATGATGCATATACAGATATCGTATTTGCTTATGATAATGTCAATGCTACCAATAAAACGTTTAGCGGCAAGTTATCTGGTGCAAGCTTAAGTGCTGGGTCTGGTACTAGAACTGTTTACGCATCACCTAGAAAATTAGGTAGGCAACATGCATCCAGTCATGGACATTCAGGATCTTTTCCACATGTAAGAAATGATGACCAAACCCGTCCTGGTCCTGGTGTTATGGCTTGGGGATCTATGAGTGCAAATGCTACCTTTGGTTATGGTGGGTTAGATGTTGGTGGCGTCGGGCAGGGACAGTATTGGAAAGTAAACATGAATGCACCAGCATGTGCTAATGACAGAGGATATGGTAATGGCGCTGCTGGCGTAGTTCTTGCGAATGTGCAAGCAGATGTTGTTAATAGCCTTTGGGATGATATGTCAACTATGACTGCAAACCAAACAAATCAAAATTGTCATCCAATATCAAGTTGGTTGGGTAGAAATTCTGATAAAACATTGTCTGGATTTACTGGCACTGACGCGCCTGGCGCTACCCCAGGTGCTGGAGGAGGAAGCCCTGGGGGGATAGATGGGTTTTATCTTCCAGGGACTAATACTCCATATTGGGGAATTTTAGCTAAAACTGGCGATGGTCCACAAACTGGCACCTATGCAGCTGTCAATGTTGTACCATGGGGTCCTGGTGGAAACAGTATTAACGTTCCTTACAGAAATTTTACTCCAGCAGGAATAGTATATGGTGATGGCATAAGTAATAATGCAATAGATAAAGCTGATCAAGGTAATAAAATATTATATAATTCAAATGCAATTGATTTTACAATTACTTCATCTGCAGGAGGATCTGTAATTCAACCACATCAGCATGATTCATTTGATATTGATTTTTCTATGGGCAATCTAGGTTTACCAACATCAATTACTGCTACCTGTGAAAGTAGTGTTACTCCTGATAATGCTTCTAATGTTGCCGCATTAAATCTTTCAGTTAATAACAGTCAACCAGGAATGCTTTGTATGTATCTTATTAGAGCTTACTAATATGGCAAATTACGCAAGAGAAAAAGCAAACTATGGGGGAGTTTGTGGCACTATTCAAATTTTTACTACCGCGTTACCCCTCGCAAACAACCCATCTGATATTGCTTTTTTATCAAAAGTGCCTGCGGGATTTCTTAAATGTAACGGTGGAATTAGAAAAGCAGCGGATTTCCCCGCCCTTGCTGCAATTATTGGCACTGGACAAAATTGCAAATTTAAAAAACCATCGCAAATATTAGATGCTGATCAAATACAATTACCTGATCTCGGATCTAAAGTAATTATTGCTGGGTCTGGTGTTGGTGAATATCTTGGTGATACAGTTGAAACGGATAGCACTCCCCAGAAAAAAGTTGGCGTTAGCGTTGAGTTGGTATCAAACGTTGGAAATACTATCGCACTTACATACTCTGGTAATTTTAATGTTTTAGCAGGAGCAGCGTCTCCATTACTTAGAAATCCAAGAGTTACTTTTCCATCAGGAAGGAAAGTTGGCGATTTTATATTAGATGAATCTAATTTTCAAGCGCATGGTCATGATGGTAATCAAACTGTATTAAATTTCATTGGTAACCATGCAATGAGAAATGAAATTGGACCTCAAGCTGGCGGTGGAAATACTGCATCTGGATCTGCACTTGCTAGCAATTCAGTTTCAGATACATCGGCAACCACAATAAGTAAATCGCACACACATACATTTCCTGCACCAACAAGCTTCCCTCATAATTTTACTTATGCGTATGCTGCATTTTCGGTGCCAGCAGATAATATTGTAACAACATTGAATCTTAGTGTAAAAAATGTCAAAAAACTAGATGAAGCGGTTTCTCCCTTTGTTTTAGTTGAATATATAATTAAGTATTAAAATATAATTTTTTAAAGGAATACCTGATGACAACAGATCTCGTAACATTTAGTACTCCAGGAGCAGGGCAGTGGACTGTACCTCTCGGTGTTAACCAAGTTACAGTAATTGCAGTGGGTGGCGGCGGTGGTGGATCTTCTGGAGTAGGTGGGTTTGGCGGCGGAGGTGGCGGGTTAAGAAGAATTGTTGACATGCCTGTATCTGCTGGTGAAGTTTTAAAATTCTTTGTTGGTAATGGTGGAAATGGTGGCAGTGGGGGAGGTTATGGTGCTGATGGTGAATCTTCGTGGGTAAAAAATAACACAGAAACAGTAACTTATATTGAAGCAGAGGGCGGTAAAGGAGGCACAGCAAACGGAGTCGGTGGTCAAGGATATGGAGGCACTGTCACCAACGCTGCAGTAATGACATTAACATCTACTGGCACTGGAGCAGTTGCTGCAGGCACTGATGCGCCAATAGCTATCTATAGTACTCAAAGTGGACTTACTGGAGCAGAAAACGACAATCCACCATTGCAGTGGTCTGTGTCTAACTTGCCTACAGGCGTTACCGTTAGTAGTTATAGAATTCACATAGAAGATTTAAGTACTGCTGGCAAATTTGTGCATTGGCATTTGACTGGTATCTCGCCAACGGTTACGAGTATATCTTTTGGGCAAACGTTTGGCACCATAACAAATAATGGCGCTACATCTGGCACGGTTACTTGGAATACCGCTGGATTAACACCAGGAACTTATTATTATGTTTGTGGTAACCACCCAACCTCAATGAATGGGCAAATTGTTGTAACAAATCCAACGAGTCTTCCTTACAATCCTGTCACCAAAACATATACTGTATCAGCATCAAGTTCATCCGCTTATCAATTTACTGGTAATGCTACGGGAAACAATCCAACTCTTAATATAATTTCTGGAGATACTCTTCAATTTACTCTCTCTTCGCTCGGATCGCATCCATTTTGGATTAAAACTGCAGTATCTAGTGGTAGCACCAATGCCATCACAACTCTTCCGCCAGGAGCATCAATACAAAATACTAGTTGGCCATCACAATCGCTACCATATGTTAACAGTATAGGATATGGTGGTCCAGCACCACCAGCTGGTAAACATAATTATAGACTTACTGTAAGTGCTATTTTAAGCGGGTCTTCATCTGTATTGGTAAAAAGTATTGAATTTTTAGCAGGCACTGGATCTGTTATTCCAAATCAAGCCACAGCAACATTTGCAGATAATCTAAATGTAGTTACTGGATCTGGTGTTGCATCTCAGGGTGGAGCTGGCGGCGCTGGATCTTTGCTGGGATATTTTTCTAATCTAAATGGCAAAGCTGTAGTTATTGACGGTGGTAATGGTGGCAATGGTGGTGCTCCAGATTATAATCCTCCTAACGAATCTCCTGGGTCTGGCGGCGGTGGCGCCGCAGGGTATACAAACAACCAAGGCGCACAAGGAGCTTATGGTAAAAATAGTGATGGATCTTTCTCTGCTCCAATAGGCGGCGGTGGCGGCGGTGGCAACGCTAGTAAATTTGGTGCTACTGGTGGAGGTGGAGTTGGTGTTAATGGTCCTGGGGCAAATGGTAGCACAGGCACTCACGTTTTATTATCAACATCAATTTCTGGTGCTACGGCTGGGTCTGGTGGTACTGCGTCAAACGGCGTTAGTGGTAGTATTGCTACTTTTAATAATAATACTTTGCAGGCGAGTGGCGGTGGATCGTATGGTGGTGGTGGCGCTGGAATGCAATCCTCAAAAGGAGGTCCACCTGGAATGGGCGGTATAGGAGCGGTGAGTTTTTCATTCATTCAGCCTATTATTACGCCAAATACCTTCTCTTTTAATCAAATTGATTCGGCTATAATTAATACTGCCTATGAAAGCACAACAACTAGTGGCGGAACAACAAGTAATTTTGTAACAATTTCTGGTCTCCCCGCTGGATATAATGCTCCAATTACAGTAGCTGGCACAGCATCAGGAAAAGCAATTTCAATTTCTACGGTTTCTGCTGGAGCATATGTTACCGATTTTACTGGGTTAACAGTAGCAAATGGAGCACAGATAAGGTTGAAGAGCAACTCTTCTAGCAATTCATCATCTTCTGTCTACACGAGATTGACAATAGGATCTGCTCAGGCTGATTTTATTATTGTTACTCAAGCTGTTGGGGGAAATATACCCAGTCCTTTACCTCAATTTTTAGATGTCACCGATGCACTAATTTCGCAGGTTTATCACAGTAATGTGGTGCAAATATCTGGTTTATCTGCTCCTGGAAATGTTGTTTTAAGTGGACCAGCAGGATTTCAAGTTGCGGTAGCATCTACGAATGCAGTTAATGCTAGCGGTGTTTTAACTGGTGGCACATTTGGATCATCTGCAACTGTCACCAATGGTCAGTATTTACAACTTAAGCTTACATCTGCGTCTAGCGCAAATACGCCAGTAGTAGGAAATATTACAATTGCATCTTCGGCAGCTATTTCTTGGTCAGTTACAACGGGGGTTGGCGTTGACATTACTCCAGTGCCATTTACTTTTACAAATATAATAGATGCCATAACTTCTCCTACAACATTTTATACGGCGGAGCGCGAGTTTGGTCCCGCCGAATTTAGCGCTGATTATGATGTGCCAGTAACTATTGTTAATTTTACTGCTGGTGCTACTGTAAGTTGTAGATCCACTGCTCCAGGAGCAACCCCAGGGAGTTTTGGTAGTTTCCCTGTAAACGTTAGAAACGGATACAAGTTAGAAATTAAAATGGATGCAGCTCCACTTGTATCTACTGTAAGATCCTTGCAGATAAAAGTTGGAGATTATGATGTAAATCCGTGGACTATTACTACTGCAGCTTCTCCAGATTCTATACCAAACCCGTTTAGTTTTGTAAATGTAACAAACTCTCCTCCTTCTCCACTATTAGCGTTAGCATCAAGTAATACTATTACATTAACTGGGTTTACAGTCCCGATCACTGTTACTACTAGTCTTCCGTCTGGCACTGGTGCATCATCTCAACCTCCATTAATTTCAGTCAACGGAGACACTGCTCAACCTGGACCCAGACAAATTAATCCAAATGATTCGATAAGAATTGATATGCCACCTAGCACAGCACTAGGCACTAGTTTATCAATTACAGTTACTGCAGGCACAGTTAGCGCTCCTTTCCAGGTTACAACATATGCAACTGCACCAGATACATCAAATGTTTATGGACAATGGTATAGTGATCTTGCAATTATTGATTCTGCTACTAGAAGAAAACGCAAGGAAGATGGACTAACAATTGGCACAGTTATTTCTGTTACTAAAAGTAAAACAGGAGACTGGGGCACTTTAACTGGTGCAAATGACTCTAGATTTCCTGGATTTGTTGAATGTGATGGTAGATACTTAGATCCTGCACAATATTACGCTCTATTTAAAGTTATAGGAAATACTTATGGTGGTGATGCGGTAGAAACGCCAGTACTTACTGCAGGTATAGTAACTGGTTATACGTTTACTGGAAAATTTAGAGTCCCTAATTATAGAAACAGAAAACTTGCTGGAGTTGGTAGGGTAGATGGAAACTCTGCTGGATCTCCAGGATTAACAACTACAAGAGGAGCAGATCCAGATAGCAATGTAACTGGAGATATTCAAACTCCAGGAGCATCAGGTGGACAATGGTTTATTGATACAATAGATGCTGCTAGCACACCACCGCTAGAGCAAGTATATGACGGCACTCCTAATGATACTGAGGGGTTATTCTGGAAATTAGGCAATTTATCTACGGCTGGGTATTCACAGGTGCAAGGGCAGGTCCAATATACTATTGCTGGTAATATGAATGTCAGTATTGGACCGTTAAATGAGTCTCTTACAGCAATGCCAGGGCATCAACATGCTGCTGTCACATCAATACCAAATGATGTTAGTGGATATTCTGTAGTAAGATGGGGTATAAATGCTATGACGGGATGGACCAGAAATAGTGGTGCAGGAAACACAATGGGCAGTCCCTCGTGCTCTGTTTTTAAATTTTTTGCACCTGCAAATCAACAATCATATGATCCATCAAAAACAATTGCTCCTCCACCCTCACAAGGTTACCCTACGGCTGCTCAATATTTACTTGCTCTCTTCGATATAGAATACCAGGGTGAGCAGGCTACAAGATATATGTGGTGGCAAAATAATTTTGGGGCGGAAAATACTCACAAAATAAACACTGTACCACTAGACAATTCCTCAGGAAATTGTCTTGCAGCGCTTGCTATTTTACAAGGTAATGCTAGTGTACAACTGTATAATCCAGAAGGAGGACAAATTACGCACAGTCACTATATAAAACTTGATGATGATTATGGCACTCAGGCAAACCATTTTGGATATGGAAATAGCACTGGAGGAGGGCACACAGTTGGAATCCCAACGCCACAATCAAATGTCACTGTAGAATTTCAACAAGCTAATTTAGGTATATCAGCTAATGATGCTACATTCCAACTTTCAAATGCTAAACAATTAACACCTACCGTAACTTTATCGCCGCAAAAGAGTGTTAGTTTAATGAATAAATATTCACGTACAAGATATCTTATTAAGGCTTTTTGAGTATGAATTTACCTCCTTATCGTCCATTAGAATTGATGGAGGACCCTAATATCACGAAATTTGAGTGCACTGATTTTATTGGTGTCTGGGAAAATTTTGTCCCAGGAGCATTTTGTGATGATTTAATCTCCCATTTTGAGAAACAACTAAAGGCCACATGTCTCTATGAAGGTTATGATGACGAAGATTCTCCCCCTGGGAAGATTCAGCACAGAATTACTGGCGTAGAAGAAGGCATAATGGATGGATCTAAGCAATTTAATAGTTTTGGTAACATGGGCAGAGCAGATACGTCTCTTTTGATTAATTACAGCAGTTATACTTTATCTCACCAAGTAAATCAATTTTTACACTCGTGTGTTACACATTATGCAAGTAAGTTTAGTCAACTAAGGCACTCTCCGTTAGTATCTACTGATATTAAAATGCAAAGGACTAACCCTGGCGGAGGTTATCATATGTGGCATTATGAAAATTCTACATGGAATTATGCACAAAGAGAATTAGTATGGATGATTTATTTGAATGATATGCCAGATGGTGAAGCGGAAACAGAATTTTTATATCAAAAACGTAGATTTAAACCAACAAAAGGCACGGTTGTTATTTGGCCAGCTGGCATGACTCATGTGCATAAAGGAAACACGGTGTTTACTCAAGATAAATACATCATTACAGGATGGTATATAAGAATCCCTACGGGAGGGTAAGAGTAACATGTTAATAAAAGAAGCGGTTTTGCAAGTAAATGTCCAAGAGCGACTCATTACTAAAAATACTGGCGTAGTTTCTCGTTTGCGTGATGAGATATGGGAAGACATTCTTAACAAAATTGATCCTTTTTGGCACACTGAAAGCGATAGAATTGAATACTTTTTTTATTATAATACAGGCGAATACTTGTGTCAGAAAGAAAAATTAGTTTATGATTTTGCTACAAAAGCACAAGCATATAAAACATATTTGTTTAATGATGCATCTGCAGAAAAAGCAAAAGAATTATTTGACTTCTTTTCAGTATATCTTTTTGTAGAGAGAGATTTAAAGACTCAAGAATTTGATGCTATACTTCAACAAATAACAGAACAACAAGAATTTTATGATGGATTATATTTTTTAAAAAAGCAAGATAAAAAGAATCTTTTATCTGAATCTGATTGGAGAGTCTTACCTGATATCCAAGATGAGCGAAAAGATATGTGGATAAAGTGGAGAAACGCAATTAGAGAGACTGAAATTAAAGATTCTACTAAATTCTTTACAAATTTAGAGTATTTCAAATATATAAATGAGTTTACTTGGCCTATTGATCCGCTTGTTTATCTTGAAAAATATCCTGATGGCAGTGTCGAATATTTATCTACTGAAGATCAATATGTATCTAAACCCATGGAAGCATCAAAAGATATAGTATCATCAAAACTTGCAGATATCATGACTTATCTTGATGGCACTACTCGTCTTGAATTAAAAATGGAAGCAACGCTTAAAGATCTCGCCATACAACTTAATCTAAAACAAGTTTTTCCAGGTTTTGAATTAGAAAAATATAGTATAATTGAGGATTGATATGATTAATCACGATAGATACGAAATAAAAGATTTTCAAGAATTAATTTATGATTATGTAAATTATGTTAAAAAACCATTTGTATTTTTAAGAGCGTCTGGACCCAACAAATGTAAAGACGTAGACAAATTGAATGAGGTTTATGGTCTATATAAACAATTATTGCCTGCAGATTTATATCATGCTATTTTTTACAATGAATTTCTTTTTATCACATTTGATAAAATTGAAGAGGCATTAGAGTTTGCTGAAGAGCATTTTCCAAAAAATTTAACAGATGGAGACCCTGATTATTATATTCATGTAACGGTTTATACAGAAATTGGGGAAGGAATCTATGGCAACGAATAATTATTACACTAAAACTATTAAACACTCTCTGAAAGCAAAAGAAATTATTGCAACTTCTTTTCTAATGCCATATAATGTTGCTATAAAACACAATCCATTAATAGATTTACAACAATATTATAATTTTAACTTTGAGAGCGATGGTCATGTAAACGCAGAATATTTAATGAATCCAAGAGGAGATTCTGCACTTACTGAGTTTGTATATGATGATAATAATGTATTAATTGAATATTCATGTAATGTGCTTCGTGAGTTATTTACACTAATGGTGAATGATTTGTGGACTGATTTTTGTGATGCCACAAATTTAAAATTGGATAAAGAAAAACTTGCTAAATTAGTGTGGGGGTTGGATAAACGAGATCCAGAGATATATAAAACCGTTGATGAATCAAAAAAAGATGCATTTAGATTTTATAGTTGTATAGAGCGCTTGGCATATAATGCAAATAAAGATGCAACTAAAATATGGTTATCTGATCCAGCGGGAATACTTGCTCCACAAGAAGTAGACAAACACGCAACCTTATTTTACTTAGATGGAATTTATTGGGAGCATGGTATTAATTTGGAAAATGATACATTACTAGCAAATCTTTATCCATGCTTTCGTACGCCCTCTATCATCAGTGTGGTATCTACAGAGTTTTCCTCACAACCAATACTTAGTACTTCTTTGGCATCTCAAAAGCAAGAGTATTTACAAAAATTAAACACATTCCTGACAAACGAGGACTACGAATACATTATCGAGAATACAAACGAAAACAATAGATTTTATTTATCAATTGAGTGGGATGCAGATGGCAAAATTGATGATATAATCTTTCATGACATACCAGTCTACAAGTTTGCCAGTTAAATTAGTGACACATGGGGGTTGACAGACCCCCTTTTTTGTGCAATAATTATTATATCAGCAAATCGCTGATGACAAATTACTTTATGGAGAATCCATTATGTCTAATGTACATAATCATACCTCCATCAATTCCGATCTTCGTGTTATTGATGGTGGTACTTACGATTTCAACGACCCCATCGACTGCTCACGTTTGATTGATCGTTATGTTTACGATCAAGTAAACCATCAGATCTCTCGTTATTGTCGCTATGTGGGACCTCGCGCACTGAGAGACGGAAAAATTACTTTCCAAGAATATGTGCAACGTGGAGAAACTGATCCTAGTCAACATACACAAGCGATGACTAAGTTTCTTCAATATTTTTTCATGGATGCCATCCTTGAATTGATTGATATGCATCAAATTCCTCTTGGGCGTGGTCTTTCCAGTGGGTGTGATTTTATTCATATCCCGACAGGTAAACCAGTAGAATTTAAGTCTTCTGGCAACAAAGATGGAGCGATTGCTTGTCTTGGTAACCTTGGGGTAAATGGTAAAGCAGATTTTACTCTTGTTTGTCGTTACGCTGTGCGTAATAACGCTATCAGTGAGCGCCAAACTCTTGTGATTCTTGATAGTGGTCGTAAGTGGCGTGAATACAATCCAGTTAAGTTTGATAAGAATGGTAAGACATCTAACTCAAACTTTTCTAAGATGCGTGCCCGCCCATCTGATGATGAAGATGTCTTTGTTCTCAGCGGTTATCGTAAACTAAATTCCGAATGGATCAAATTTATCAAAGAGAAAATCTAAAAGTCAATAATGTATACAACATGAATTGTATACAAGGTATGGCAGCGATGGATGCAGAATCTGTAGATCTCTGTGTCACATCGCCACCATATGATGACCTTCGCACATATAATGACAGCAGCAAATGGGATTTCAATGTCTTCAAAGATGTTGCACAGGCACTCACTCGTGTGCTGAAACCTGGCGGTGTCATTATGTGGAATGTCAATGATGCTACCATCAATGGTAGTGAGACTGGCAGCAGTTTTCGTCAGTGTCTATACTTCATGGATGAATGTGGTCTCAAACTGCATGACACCATGATTTATCAGAAAACTGGCACTGCATTTGCTAGCGGTCCTAAGAGTGTGAGATATACTCAAGTATTTGAGTATTGTTTTGTCCTGTCCAAAGGTAAACCCAAAACTATCAATCTTATCGAAGATAAGAAGAATAAATGGGCAGGCATTCACTCTTGGGGTAACGCCACATCTCGCACTAAAACAGGTGAGATGAAAGATCCTGGTAAACATAGCAAACCAATCAAAGAGTTTGGTGTGCGTAATAACATCTGGATTATTAAGAATAGTGGCGGGTTTGGACAGTCTAGCAAGGAAGCATACAAGCATCCTGCTACAATGCCAGAAGAATTAGCACGTGGTCACATTCTCACTTGGAGTAATCCTGGTGATGTTGTCATTGATCCATTTATGGGCAGTGGCACCACGCTTGCTATGGCACATGAATCTCATAGAAAATTCATTGGTTTTGAAATCGATGAAGAATACTATACCATGTGTCAATCACGCATCAAGAAACTTAACATTAACCTTCGCAATTTTATCTGTGATTAGTTTCCTCTCCTGTATGCGCTTTCAAATGCGTCTAGGAGCGCCTCAGAGCAACCTTTCATCTTATCTAACATGAGTATCCAAATTAATCCTCCAATCCTCTTGACACGGCGCACAGACTTCGAGTATGATGTGCGTCTTGATCTCGCCTCACTTGATGAAGACCAGCAACGCCGCTGGTTTTACAAACGAGATTACGAACCAACTGAATATGTTAAAGATGTAATGCGTGTGGTGCCCGTAGGATATCAATTTTCTTCTTACGATCACTATCAGCAACTTCTGACTCTTGAAGAGTCTAAATAATTTTGTCTTTTGTTTAATTATTAATTCAAAAAATGAGTAAAACTTTTAAGCGTTTCAACAAATCTCAAACAAGCGAATTTCAGCATCAATATAATGCTGAATTAGAAAATGATTTTGAGACATTTGGATATGACGTGAGTAATATCAAGCGCACTCCAAAAAACAAAAAAACCATTAAATTCCGAGACAACTATGATTTTCAGTGATAATTAAAAAAAACAAAATACATTGTGCCACTTTTTAAACTGGCACACTACAGGCACAACCGTGTCCTTGTCGCTCTATAATATATGAGTTGACAAGGACACCTTCATGAAATCCTATCCTCTCGGTATCGACAATCCGTATCTCATTCGTGGAATCGTAGGCACAACTCGTTGGGGATTGTTTCGTCGTGATTCGTTTCAAAAAATTGCAGAGTTTGCCTCTCAAACTCAAGCATATGATGCTCGCCGTGCCATACTAACATCAGAGGGATACAACGCATGACTCCCAATTGGATTCACAACTCAGGTAAATCTAAGAAAACTAAAGGCACGTGCAAGGGTAAACTTAAAGCACGTAAACAAGTGCTGCAATTTCTTAAAATTAAACTCACTGCATCATGAAATTCACTTACATTTTTCTTGCATTTATTGGTATTTTGATGTATAATGCTATGCTGATCCAACGCGATCAAAAAATGTTTGACGCATATGATCAGCGCGTGAGGATAACACCACACGAGCGTTATTGTCAACAGAAACAATCCTGGCATCCTGATTGCAACCTCGAATGAAAAACACTAACATAGACGACATTCTTCTTGATATTGATGAATATCGAGAAAAAGAATTAATTGACTATTACGTTGAAGATCTGGAGCGTCTTGCTGCAGAAAACGAAGTAACAGTTGATTATTACATTGAGGAGTTTATCTAACATGGAGGGGTATTCACACTGTCCATCCTGCAATGCAAAGTGGTGGTATAAAGAAATACCAGAAGAGCATCGGCAAAACTACAGCGCACCATATTGGTATAGCAGAGTAATTGCTTACTCAGATTGGGAATCTGATCGCACACTATACTATATTTGTCCAGATTGTCAAACTAAATTTGATTTTTCTGGCACAGTAATCAAAAATTAATTTAAAAATGACTCACTACGATAAGTTAATCGACGCTCTAATCCAGCATCTCTATAATGCATGGGAGCACAAATATTGGGACGAGAAGGTAGCAAAAAGAAAAGCACACGAAATTCTAACAACTGTAGAAGCATTTCAACAAAATCGTGTCTTATCAATCAAAGACACATCTGTATATACACAATGGAGGGCATCTGACTGATGGCATTAGCACAACAAGTAACAGATTCATTAGATGAAGCAACAGCAGCATTGCGTAATGCATTAGCATTTGCAGCACGACAAGAGCGACCAATTGTGTGCACAACTATTTCAGAGTTGTTATGTCGCATTGAGCAACTCAAGTCATTTGATGGATTGCTAGACAAAATGGATAGTATGATACAAGAGAAAAACGGACCATTTAATAAGGATTAAAATAATGAAGTCTAATGGATTAGAAGTTTATAAAAATGCTTTGAGTCACAAAGAGTGTCAATCTCTCATTTATTCATTTGAGCATGATGATAGAAAAGGACCAGGAGTGGTTGGTGGTCCTGCAGTAGATACTACATTCAAAGCATCTACAGATCTAAGTCCATGGTTTCAAGATCCAAGTTACTCTCAATATAATGAGATTATACAACCAGTATTAGATGAATACATTGATCATTTTTCTGAAAAATATCCTATATTAGATGATGTTTCTTCGTGGGATCTAGATGATGGTTACAATATTCAAAAATATGTAGATGGTGAAGGATATTTCAAACTGCACTGCGAACATGCGCGGATATATCCACTTAGATTAATGGCATGGATGATATATCTAAACGATGCCGAATGTGGCACAGAGTTTCCATACTTAAATACTACGCTAAAAGCACAAGAAGGCACACTAGCTATTTGGAGTGCTGGATGGACACATGCACACAAGGGCGTTACTCCTAATAAAGGAGAAAAATATATTGCCACGGGGTGGTATTCTATGCTAGTATATTGAGGCAAAAGGTAAACAAAATGAGCAGTGGATCATGGAAGGTACACAAAATGAGTCGATTTGAAAAGAATCCAGACGAAATTGTGCTGGAAGATGTGAAGATGTTTCACTATGAAACAATGGAAGAGGGTCGTCATGTATGGATTGGTATCTATCAAAATGATGGGTCAATCTACCATATGAATATTGGTGGCGACAATCTCAAAGTATACTTTAGTAATGAATCCTGTGACACATGACACACGAAGAAATGCTTGAAGTTGCCGCACAACGAGAAGCAGAAAACAAAGCATTGGAAGCACTTGA